TATCTATAGTTTTTAAAATATTTTCAATAGAAGTTCTATGAGGAATTTTAGATTTAAAATTCAATTCGCATGTATAATCTTGTTTCAATTTTAAAAGATCATGAACTGTGTCATCTGCAAATGCAAACATATATTTTATATTATTTGCTTTTAAAAACATTTGAAGATATAAAATATGATTGAATGTAAAATATTTCATATAATCTAATTTGCCATGATCGTCATACCACCTTTTAATAAAATTAAATTTTTCTTGATCAATTTTTTTGTTTTTTGTATAAAGATCCCAAGGTGTATTTGTTTTGAAACTTATTTCATGAATAGGAAAAATAGAATCAGAAGAATGATCGTAATATCCAATTCTATCTAAAAACGACCAATTAATAATTACCAATATTTTTTCTGCAGCAATTTTTTCATTATGTATTAAATCTAATAGTTTATCAATTGTATCAGTACATATTAATTGATTGCAATTACCTGGCATAGAAACATCATGTAAATTCGCATTTAATTTTTTTGCAATAATTTTAACAAATCTATCATCTCTATTTTCTAATTCTCTCCCCCAAACATAGGAACACCCATTAGAAACAATATCAGTTATCATCTACTATTTCCAATTGTATATTTGGTCACTAGATTCCACTTTGATTTTTCTTTGAAAGGAATTATCTTAACTTGTCCTATGGGAATCATATTGAATTCTATCATAGAAAAATTAACAACTTCAATCAATTCCCATTCATCTAATAAAGCTACAATCCTGTTTCTTCTACCAAGATCACTTTCAGATATGTTTGCTTCTTTTCCATCAAGGAGAAAAAGTTCCTTGAAGTGAACGATATAATAGCGTCCTTGCTTATGAAGAATATGGCACGATTGATATAGTGTATTGTCTTTCTTAGAAGCAATGCCAATTCTAGAAAGAGTTTCTTTTACTTTCAAAAAATCTTCTGAATTATAAAGTTTCACCTCTACTAGTTGATTTAGATCTAAGGTCATTTTTTAATCCGCCTTTTATTATTTTTCTTTTTAATAAGGCGAGTTGATCTTTTGTTAGGACCCTCAAAATCTCATCTGCCTTGCGCTGAGTTACATTATAATATTCCATGATACAATCAATATCATGTCCGGTATCGCCCTTCTTGACCCATTCGGTCTTACGGAAGCCTGGTCTAATAGTATTTATGTAATAGGCATTTTGCATCTGTTTATCTAGATGCGCTCGCAGATTCATCTCATTAGAATACATGATGGTATCAACAGTCAAGGAAAATGCTTTGTTGATGATCCATGGAGTATAATCTTTTGCTGCCAACTCAGGATTTTCTGATCCCCTAATCAAGTCTCTATTCTTTTTGCCATTGATAGCAAACACAAAGTCAAAGGGAGTCATTAGCAATTTCCTGAGGTGTTTTTGAATATTTCAAATCAACAATGCATTTCTTACATAGTCGCATAACAATCAATCTATTAACTTTTGGGTCAATGCTATTGACTATAAATTTAGCATGTAGGTGTGGAACAAGGGGCGCAATCTCGTCATCACACCCCCTGCAGATATAAATTTTATTAGATTTTTCCCATTTGCTTACATACATCAGACGAACTCAATATCAACCATAATCTGAGTCAATGCTGCTGCAAGGTTAATTTCAGCATTAGCAACAAAAGCTGCCTTGTACTGATAATCAGCCATGATGAGAATCAACTGAGGAATGTACTTAGGATTCACATAGTCATATGCTTTATCATACAAGTTAGTGAATACTTCGTCAATAGAAAAATCAGTTTCAGCAACCCATTTACGCAATGAAAGGAAATCTTTCTTCTTCAACAGAACTACAAGGTTCTTGAAGTTGTCACCTGTAAGGTCAGTAAGGATTCCTGTATCAACCTTACCGTTTACAGAATACCTTTGCAGCTCATTTAGTACACGACGCCAATCAGGCATGTGCCTAGAAACAAGAGCACCCACAACAGCCTTATCATATGCGACACCTTCTACTTCAAGGATGTTGATGATTCTCTTGAAAAATTGAGACGCAAGTCGTGGTTGATCATCCTTGGCGATCTTAAACTCGATAGGAACGCATCTCGAACGAAGCGGCTCAATAATTCTATTCAAAAGATTACAGGTGAGGATAAACCCGCAGTTAGCAGAAAAATCTTCAATGAAACTACGAAGAGCGGGCTGAACGATATGTCCAGTCAGATAATCTGCCTCATCGAGGATGATATACTTTCTCTTACCTTTAAAAGAAACAGTCGAAGCAAAACTAGTAATATCCTTCCTCAGTGCATCAATGTTAACATTCAATGATCCATTGAGAATGATATAGTCGCAATCTAACTCATCTAGCATAGCACGAGCAACAGTAGTTTTACCCATACCTGCCCCGCCTGCTAGAATAAGATTAGGAACGTTCTGCTGATCTACATAGTGTTGAAACGATGCTTTCAGATCAGCAGGTAGGATTGTTTCGGATACTGTCTTAGGTCTGTATTTCTGCGACCACAAGAAATCCTCACGCATAATTATTCTCCAAACTTGGAACTAGGTTCCGCTGCAATGTAAAAGACAACAGGTACGTTTGATGTAGATTCAAACTTAGTGATGTTCTTACTTGATAGCTTAACATTATAATCGCTAGAAATCAACTTAATAATGTTGTCTGCCTTGAAAATCATTGTGAATGTCTTGTCTGTCTCACCAACAGCAACCTTGAAGTTGTCTGCAGTAGGTGTCTTGACAGTCGTGGAAGTCATCTCAATAACCGAACCATTGCCAGTGATACAAATTTCAGGCAACTGTCCAATGTTTGAAGCACGGATTACCTTTTGCAAAGCACTCTGATTAAGATTGAATTCAACATCAGGAGACGGGAAATTCAATTCCTTTTCAGGAGGACTGATGACCATAGAAGGATCAGCACAGGTAAAGAAATACTTTTCTGTTGCTGACTCGATGATGATGTTTTCTACTGATCCTGATGGAGTCATCCTATCAGAAAAACTAAGAGTAGGTTCCTCAAACAAAGAAACGATGCCAAGGAACTTATTTAGTTCGTAGATGGCGAATGGCTTAGCAAAGTTCTCTTCAACAGATGTTCTAGCATAGATTGACTTTACAGGAGAACATGTTGAGAGAATGTTTCCTTCTCTAACAAAAATAGAAGGATTAATGTTAGAGAAGCTCTTAAGCAATTCGACGGTGTTTGCACTCAATTTCATAATGTAATAACCTTTCAAAGAAAAAATTAACTAGTGGCGCGCTTGCCCAACTTAGAAGGATCTGCTGTTGCAGAAGCGCCAATAGAAGCAAGAGCTGCCAACTTACCACCAAAGGTATAGAATCCTGCGTGCTGTAAGTGCATCCAGGGACACATATAGATCTTCATGCCTGCCTTACGAGCATACTGACAGAACCAATAATCTTCTGACAGATAACGCTCAGAAACCTTATCAATATCTGCTTGGAAATACATTCCAATCTTACGTGTACCATCAAACGACTCAGTGCGAACATGATCTGGGCGATACATGATATCCGGATATGCCTTGACATATTCCTCGAATGTATTGCGGCGAACCATCATGAATCCTGTACCAAGTTCAAGAACTTCAGCAGGTTCATCAAGACGAATTGACTTGCTTGCTTCGCCTGCATCCATAACTGGATTGAATACGAAGTCACCTACGAACTCCTCAAGGATGTTAGGATTCTCATCAGCAACGCCCTTGTTGACTGCCTGAACAATCTTTTCCCAAGTGATGCACTTCTTAGGATATGCGCCACCAATGATATCATAAGGCGACTCTTCTGTCTGCAAAGCAAGCAATGCGAGAACATCCTGGGGATTGAATCCAATATCAGAATCAATAAACAGGAGATGGGTATAACCAGAGCGAAGGAACTCATCAACGCAATAGTTACGAGCACGAGTAATGAGTGACTCGTTGAAGAGGAAGTACGAACGCATCTCGATTCCGTACTTCAAACACATAGCAGTTAGATCGCACATAGAACGAGCATACATTCCGTTGCACTGCCCGCCGTACATAGGAGTTGCGACAAACAACTTTTGCTTTTGCAGCGCGCCAATATCAATCTTAATTTCCATAATATAATCCTTATTGTAAGGTTGGGGGTTTGTTGTAGATAAATTTAACTACATTGTGTTTAGCATCGCTAATGTTTTCTAGAATAAGTTCAAATTCTGCATTAGTAAGCATTGTCTTATAAAGCGATAATGACTGTGAAAGCATTACGCCAGCGATGGTTAAAGGTGCGTGTTTATCCATCTGTGTATTTGTAAATTTTAAGTATTCATCATATAGGACAATTAAGTCTTTGTCAACCATTCTTTTCATAAATCTAACCCATAATAAGGATTATTCACTGTATCAAACTTGTCTACAGGAATGAGTGAGTGTCCTGGTTCAAATTTGAATAATACGTTTGCATCAATAGATAGAGCATCATCAAACCTCGTAGAAGATATATTACCATATTTATCATAGAAAAGCGGGGATATCATATTCCTAAACAAATAAAGATGTTCCTCATGATGCATCAGACAAGCAAATGTACCATCAATTCCCATCAATGTATTCTTATCAATATATTGCTTAAGAATGAGTTTGGTATCCCATGACTCATCCGTATGCAATTCTTCCTGCATCTTTTTTATATGCTTATCTTTGATGATGCCATTATGCCATAACAAAGAATAACCTATCTGTGCAGGATGAACTGTATTCATTTCTTTATTAGAAGTTGTGGGTGCCTGCATGTGAACGATACAATACTCATCAATACCTATATGAATTAACTCATATGGTATCTCACCCATGCCGCGAATAACATTGTTTATGCCATTCCATATAGTGCTGTAATATGAAATTGACCATGAGTGTTGTCCACGATACGCATTTAGTTGTATCAATTCGACTATTTTGTCTTTGTGATAACTTCCAATAATGCTACACATTACTTAACAAACCTATCCCAATCAATCCCAATAACATATGGAATAGGGTCACGAACACCTGCCTTGATAAAGTTCATAATGCGTTCCGAACAAGAAGGACAGACACCACAAGAATATCCACGCTCATCGGGATCATAGCAAGTAAGCGTATAATCGAGGCGCACATTTT